GGCTAGGCAGCAAGACTCCGCACCCCCTATCTGTCTTTCTAATATCTATCCCTGCTCTCTCCCCCCTTGGGTGTATCGTGGCCCCCCGTTGAGGCGTGGGCGCAGCTAGCTGGCGTGCCTGTTCCCCCGTGCGCGGAGCGTGGTCAGCTTGTGGGCAAGCGAGGGGGGCGAGCCCGTAGGACCCGCCCCCGTTCCGCGTTTTGTGGCGGTCCCCCTATTCCCAAGAATAGAAAACTTTGCCCACGTCCCTTTCCCCGGCCCCGTTGACCACGGCGAAAACGTAGGATGGGCCGGAATACGCCCCCACCACAATCTCGATGGTCCACGGGCCAGCAATCCACCCCCTCCCCTCAGTCCAGATTTCCGGGACCGTTTCCCCCTTCCGGGGTATAAGCGGCGTTTCCGTCCCCCTGATTTTCTTCACGGATCCCCCCTTAGTTTCTTTCCGAGCGTTTCTAGCGCTAGCCCCAACATATCCGGGGGTGGGTGATTCCCCGTTTCCCACAAAGAGACCGTTTTCCGGGTCACCCCTAGATGTTCTGCGAGTTCTTCCTGGGTGACGCAATGATATCTGCGCCATCCCCGGATAAAGCGGGCCATCCCTTCTTCAAATGAAAGCATTTTTCAGCCCCCGACTACGAAACCGGAAGTGTCACCCTTTGCCTCACCCTTCGCGGTCAACCCGACAATGCAACCCTTAGGGTCTAGGAACCTGAGGTCCGTATCGTCCCCGGACACTACGGGTAGCCCACGGTATGTCTCGGGAAGGTCGCCAGCAAAAACAACCGCAACGTTCAACCCACGGCGCACCACCCCCGCAAGTCTGTTTTCGTTGGATTCACTACGGGAAAATGTAAGATGATAGTTTGCGGGTATGTTCCTGCGGTTCGGAAGCTTTGTGTAGTCGTAAAAGGTGAGGTGCGGGAAAGCTTCCATAACGTTGGGGAACCTTTCTCCGTCCCTGGTGCAGGGGATGGTTTCCCACCTAATGTCTGAGGTTCCGTTCAAGCGGAAGACCGGAACCATACCCCCCCGGTTAGCCTTGCGCTCTGCCGACTCGATATCCCCCACAAGCTCCCCCATGAAACCGGCCCGGTCCTCAAAAAGCTTCCGAGTCTTCCGTACCCTTGCGTCCTGGACGGGATTGAACCGTCCCCGGCCAGCGGTATTCAAGCAAGCGGAGAGGCAACCCTTAGAAGCGCCGGGGCAAACCTGGAAACCTGAAAGCTTGCCAGGGGCAAGATGCAGGATAAACGTCAGATACCCTTGCGCCTCACCCTTGCGGGTTTTCGTGTTCGAAACGGATAAAAGCTTCATTGTGCCCCCCCTATGAAAGGATTTTTACAACCCTACCACCTTCGACCCTCACCCTGGCGTACCAGCGGTGTGGTTCCGGATAGTGTGGACCTTCAATCGTGGTGGTGCCGGTGTCTGGCGCGGGAATCAGGCCCGGGCTGAAAACATAGACTTCCCGGCCTGATGAAACCGCTTCGCGGAAAGCTTTCTTTGTCTTGAAGTTTGGCGAAACGTACATACCCCCCCCTACCGTTGAAGGCTAGTGAACGAAAGCGCCAGCGCCAGAAAAACCCACACCCCCACCAGCGCCCCCGCAAGAATCTCCCCGGAAAGCTCAACCCCTAGGTACATGGCCCCCCCTACAGAATGAAGACAACAACTAAAGAACGAAAAAAAACACGGCTAGAGCGCAAATCGCGAGCACCATCCCTAGGGATGCTGCCCCCATGGCTAGGATCGCACGGGCCTCGACGAGCACGTTGGCGGGAAGTGGGCGTCGTATCATAACTCGGCCTCCTCGGCGGTATGCGCAACCCATTCCCCCTGCACCTCTGCGGACCAGCGGCTGGCCTCACGCGCCGTCGCTGGCCTGTCGCAGGAGTGCCCCCAAATTACGGTCCAAACGTACATAATCCCCCCTCCTCTAAAGGTGGTGATGAACTTGCTCCAAGGTACGGTAAAAAATTGGGCACGCAACCCCTTTGGCGGGGGCCGGGGAATATCGTTACAATTTAGGCCAGCCTAAGGGAAGTTTTTGGGCAGACAAGCGGTAGGCGGCGGGCGATCTTTGCCCCATGTTTAGAGACCCCCGACACCAAATACGCCAGGGCCGGCGCGGTGCGTCCGGCAAGGTGTCTCGACGTTTAAACGAAACTAGAATCCTAGTTCTATGGACTGGCGAACCCAGAGCATGGCCGATCCGCATGGAATGGATCGAACCGACACGAAGAGGGGATTCTCTGGCGTAACCGGGACCGATTCTCTGGTGTAACCCGATTCTCTGGTGTAACGGACCCCAATCCCTAGTCTTCGATCTCGTACTCCGCGTCTTCTGCCGGTGCGGGCAACCGCTCCTGATGCTCCGCTGCGGTGATCGCGCGCAGAATCGCCTGACCCAGCGTTGACACCACCGCATCCACGCCGCCACCGTACTCCTCACGGTTGTTGACACCAGCCCGCCATTTGAGCGTCTCCACCTGTAGTTTTTTCGCTTGCCAGTCCTCCTGCGTGGCGTGCATCGCGATGTGTACAGCCTCGTCGGCGTCCATATCCCCGCGCAGCTTGCGTAGCCTACGCCACGCCTGTTTGGCGTCTGGGTCGCGGTCCAGCCACCCGTAGAGGGCAGACACGCCGACAGTCTGATTTTCCTGGGCCGGCTCCCAGAGCGAGGAGACCAAGGCCCGCACGGTGCCATGCTCAAGGTACAAGCGAAAAACCTCCTCCACGCCCATGTCCTCTAGCTGTGCAATCCGCGCCTCGTAGATTTTTCTGCCCCCAGCCATGCGACCTCCGTTGTTTAGGTGTGCCTAAACTGTAACAATGTTCCCGCGCATGGAAAATAGGCTGACAAATGTGTTGACACCGGGAGAGGGTGCCTGTAGAATGGTAGCGTGTAACGGCGCTTTCTTGTAAATTTTATCACCAACGGGAGGTCCCATGAACGGCCACGAAGTGCTGGACTATTTTGCCGACAAGCGGGACGAGAGCCGTGACATCGCGCTCCAGCGCCTCTGGGACGCTCGCAAGCTCCTGTGCGAGGCGGCAGACGCTTCGCTGTGGGCTCATGTACCCGGACTCCACGGGGGCATCAACGAGGCGGTTGAGGCAATCACGCAACTGAGGATCCTGATCCACACTAGAGAGGCGAAGTAAGATGAGACGCGACGAGGAGAGAGAGATTGCGGTTGATTGCCCTTCTTGCGAGGCACGGATCGACGTTCTGTTCTCTTGGGAGGAGGGTGTGATTGACTGGGACGGTTGTCCCTGCTCGCTCAATGGATTCATCGACGAAGAGCGGTGGGTGGAGCGGCTGGGCGAACTGGCCGCAGAACGGTTTGACGACTAACGGAGACTTGACTGTGACAAAACGAGAAGCAATCGAAGCCGCCGCAGCTTGGGGGATTAGCGGCGCACAACTCGCAGCCGCATGGGGGCACACACGGCAATGGCTGTATGTAGCGAGGAAGACGCCGCTCCCCAAAGTGTACGAGCTTGCACTACCCGAAACCATCAACCAACTCACCAAAGGGGCAAACCATGGTAACTTTCACGGGCTCTAACGGACAGCGCATCAAGAACATTTCTTACAAAAACTTTTGGTACCACACGAAGGACGCTCCACTTCTGGTCCGCTGGGGAAAGACGGGCGACGGGCAGTACGGGCCCTTCGCCGGCTTCGAGGTCCACGGAGACACAAGCGGTGAGTATATGTTCAAGCCGGCGAAAGATGCACCACCCAGCGAGGAGTGGTGGCCGGCAATGGAGTCTCAGATCAAGGCAACCAAGGGCGGCTGGGTCCTCGCCACGGCAACTTTTGTGGGGGAGCATCCATCCCTAGTGCTGGAGGACGAGGAGGGGCTGGTCTTCCCGGCGGAGACGGTACAGGCGGCTGTGAGGGAGCTTGACCTCGCGCCCATTAACGACGCGGCTAGACGTATTGTGTCGCAGCCCACCGTCGCACAGGCGAGCGGGACGCCGCTCCAGGCGGATCAGGATCTTATGCTCCGGTGCGCTATCATCGCTGGTGGTGTCGTGGACGCATTCTCAGACAACCTGGGTAGGCCGATGACCGAGCACGACAGGACCATCGCGATTTCTCTTTTCATCCAGAACCACCGCTAATGAAGAGAGGCAAGCCGCTCCGCAAGTTTAACCCCAAACGGAAAAAGAAGTTATGGGAGAGGCAGTTCGGATCTCAGGAGCGGCTTGACTGGCTCAAATCCCGGCCCTGCGTCTGCGGCAAGAAGGCTACAGACGCCCACCACGTTCGTAGTCGTGGGGCCGGGGGGAGTGCTGACGATATGGTACCACTGTGCAGGGAGTGCCACAATTTCATACACTTGAGAGGACCCAATGAGTACGAATCGCATTACGCAGTACGGCTACGTCAAGCCGCGACCCTGTACGCAAAGCAATGGGAGGAGAGCCGCAGAGTTACGGAGTGAGATACTGACGCTGCGGGTAAATATCCGGTATCTGGAGCGTGAGCTAGATCGCCTTGAGGGGCGCACCGAAGATGAGTGAGGGGGCAATCGTGGCAACAGTCACCGTGTCTGCATCGGCCATCATGCTCGCAGTCGCAGTTCTGGTGGCACCGCCAACCGATCCCACCATCTTGGTCGAACACTCCCCCGTAGCGTCATGCCGTATGCTCACCGGGGACATCCAGTCGTGGGCACCGCAGGACTCAACGATGGTATACTACATCTGCCCAGAGGAGGGAAAGGGAAAATGAACTACGTTGTGGTCTTTGGGCTTGGTGCCGTGGCAGGATATGCGCTTGGCAAGCACCTGACGCAAGCTAAGATGCAGGAGCAAATGAAAACCGCCGCAGACATCATCAACAACCTGGCTATGGCGAACCTCGCAACCCTGACCGCACAGGACCCGTTCGACAACCCCGACAACTGGGGGGAGAGGCTGTGAAGCCAGCTTCGGCCAAGGCCAAGGGGAGGCGCTTGCAACAGGCCGTGGCAAAAATGATTGCAGACGCATTCCCCGGCCTTGAGCCCGACGATGTGCGATCCGCCATCATGGGCGAGACTGGCACCGACATCAAGCTCTCGCCAGCCGCTAGACGCCGCTTCCCATTTGCCGTAGAATGTAAAGCGCAGGAGCGTTTAGATCTGCGGGGTGCGTTTGATCAAGCCGCCAAGAACGCAGGGGAGCTAACGCCCATCGTGGTACACAAGCGAAACAGGGGAGAGATCCTCTGCACACTGACTTTTGCAGACTTGCTGAGGGCACTATGCGACAGCCAACAATCCTAGCCGGGGGGCCAGTTCGGGAGGCTAAGGGCGAACTCTTTGACACATGGAGCAAGTGTATCCACGCCCAAGAGCGGGTGGAGATCGACCTAAGCTATGAGGTGGACAAGGGGTACACGCCGGGAGATATTCAGGACACACACATCTGGCGGCACGATGCCATTGAGAGGGTGGCGTATTCACGGCAGTCATTCTTGGACCGCTTCGTGGAGTCCGAATACGACAAGCTACTCTTTGTGGACGATGACCTCCTACTCTCTGTGGACACGGCAGCTACCCTGGTGCAGCAGATGCAGCTTCATAACGCAGACATTGCGTATGGCGTCTTCTGGACTGTGTGGCAGAATGGTAGCCCACCGCTACCACAAGTCTGGGACGAACATCCCTACGGATTCCGTGACCCGGAACTAATGGTGCGCCTCAACAACCGTGAGACAATGGTTGTTCGTGGCGGCGGTGCCTGTACCATGCTGTCGAAACGGGCAGCGGAACTCTGCCGGTACCACCCCAGGATCACCTCGCTCCCCATGGGACAGATGTGGCAGGGTGAGGACCGGACGTTCGCCCTATGCGCCGAAGTACACGGGCTAAAGCAGATTGCTGTTTCTAGCCCACGCATTATTCACCTCTATAGCCCTGCGATGCGGACGCATGACATGATCCGCTTGGGGCTAAGGATGGCAGGATACCGTGAGGATTGACGAGGTTCTTCAGGACGCCGAACTGACGCTGGCCGCGAAGGCTGTATACATACTCGTTCTGCGCCACCCCGGTAAGGGGTCTACGTTTGAGGAGCTAAAGACGGCTTGCGCCGACCACCCAAACGACCTAAACACAGCGCTCAACATTCTCAGGCAGCGCGGATATGTTACACGCATGAACGACAGGTACTTCCATGCCTAAGCCATTCAACGGGAGACGGGAGGACCTAAGTGACCTCCATGCGTGGAAGATGGTCCCGCTGTCGGTCATCAACGACACCAACCTCAGCCCCATCGCGCTCGCCCTGTTCGTGTGGCTCTTCACAAGACCGGAGGGGTGGGACTACAGCATCAGCGGCACATCAGAGGCGCGTGGATGGTCAAGAAATACCGTACAAAAATATTTGTCAGAGCTTTCTGAGGCAGGATATCTGAACATCCGAAAAGACGAAAAATCCAGTAAATTTGCCTACGTTTGGTCGTTTAACCCCTACCCAAATGGGGTGACAAGATCCACCGACACCCAGATTTTGGGTAGCGATAACGTGAGCACCCCAGGCGACTTCGACACCGATCCTGACACCGAAGCCGACACCGACGCCAAGGATCTTGACGTTTTAGCTGCTCAAGATTTGAGCACAAATATAGAAGAGAATACTCTAGCTAGTTTTACTACCTCTCTAGCTACAACGAAAACCCCTAGTACCCCTACGCCGCAGCCAGCAACGTCACAGCGCGAGGTGCCGGTTCCGCCACCCTACCGGCGGAAGCCATCCACCACGATCCCGGCTGACTGGGAGCCGGACGAACGCCACACCTACCGGGCAGCGGAGTTCGGACTGAACCTGCGGCTAGAAGCGGAGAAGTTCGTGAACTACTTCGAATCCACCGGGAAGCGGAAACGGGACTGGCCGCGAACGTTTCACAACTGGCTCATCAGGGCGCATGAGTACAAGCACCCCCTCCCCAGTCGCGTAATACCCCAAAAATTGGGCGGCGGAGGTGGTGGGGCAGGAAATGGGTATCGAGCATTCACCCACGATGACTGAGGCCAGGGTTTAGAGGGGACTAATAGGCCTCAGAACGCACGAGGAGGTACAAGGAGGTATCCTGACTAGGGTAGCATCATCCGCGAAGGTTTTAGGGGCCGTTTCTATGCTTTTTAGCGAAGGGTGGTATCGTGGCTAGTTTGGCATCACGGGCGAGGGTCTTGAGGGACAGGGGTCTGCGGGTTTCGATGGCAGAAGATCGCGAGCCGATTGCGGCTGGTCGCAGGGGTCACATCTGGGTGTACGGTGAGGGGGAGTTGGGTTGCGTGTTTCTCCCGCAATATCGCCAGATCGGGGATGTTGACCAGCGTTGGTCTTGGGTCAAGAAGAGGCTTCCGTCCGGTTGTCGCATAACGCAGGACGGAGACGTGGAGGGCGTGTTCGTCTTCGGGGTGGACAACGAGGAGGCGCTTGCGTATGCTGTGAAGGCCATCCAGCACCGCAAGAAGCGCACATTGTCGGACGAGGAGCGGGAGCGGCTGGCAACACAAGCGAAAAAGAACTTTAAGTTGGGGGGACAGGATGACAACGGATCGGATTGAGGTATACACGGAGAAGGCGGCGGCGATTGTCGATGTGCGGATGCGGCAACCCGTCCACACGGTGCCAACCGGACTGCCGGACATCGACAAGGCGTTCCGGCTGTGGGGTGACCGGAAGGGGATCCCCCGTGGGAGCTACGTCATCATTGGCGGTGCAAGCTCTGCTGGTAAGACGCGATTCGGGCTCTGGCTGATGAAGAATGCGGTGGCCGCTGGGGAGTCGGCGGAACTGATCTCCATGGAGATGCCGCAAGACGAACTTCTGATCGCTCAGATGCAGGGGATCGGGGGCCTGGAGTACAACGATTGGCTACCGTCGCAATGGACGGAGGGCCATGGGGACCGCCTTATGACCGCTGTTGGGCAGCGCCGTGCGTCATCGGGTGCCACCCTCAACCTTTGCTCTCTGGTGGGGCGCTCGCAGCTAGGCAACGTCATGGATGCGCTGGAGGAGGGCCGGGCGAACGGCTGCACGTTCTTCGTTGTAGACCACCTCCAGCTTGTTAAAATGGACCGGGTGCGGGATATGCTGGACCGGGTGGAGATCGTCAGCGAGACGCTGCGTGAGTGGGCCTTCTCCAACCGTGTCACCGTGGTTGGGCTGTCTCAGCTAAAGCGGTCTGCGTCGGAGAATTACTTCCAGACACCCAGCATCCACGATCTCTGGGGCGGAACGTCGATGGAGAGCAACGCCAGCATCATCCTGATGCTTGACCACACTCGCTTGGAGTGGGACGAGCAGCGCAACCACATCCTGCGCTACTGGCTGATGCTGGGGAAGAGCCGGATCGGTCCCGACAAGTTTGGGGTGCCCGTGGAGGTGGACTTCGCCAAGAACACCTACCGCCAGATGATGCAGGACGAGGAATACAACTTCCCTCGTCGGAGGGATTCGAAATGACTGGAGAGATCGGGATGTCGCCAATGCATGATGCCGTCCGCTACTTGGCCGACCGCATTCGAGCGGAGTCATTGGAAAGACAGGCGAGTGCCGCTCTGGACGCTGGGGATCTTGTGGCATACCGCAGACTGTCGTTTGAGTCGGCACAGTTGGCGAACAATGCTGAGACACTCCGCAAGGACACCATCCTGCGAGCCAGGAAACAAGAGATTGAGGGGAGATAATGCCACGCAAGGGGACCACGAAGGTCCGAACCTGTAGCCGCTGTTACGAGGCGGCACCAAAGGCCCAATTCACGGGCGACAATAAGCGGTGCAACAAGTGCGTGGACGAAAAGTCTCGCCAGCTTCGCCCGTCCAGTTGTCTACGGAAGCACCATGAGGAGATGCTGGCGAAGAAGCCAGAAGGGTGTCCGGTAGAGTTTGCGGCGAGGAAACGCGAACTGGACGTTAATATCCTGTGGGAGATGGTTATGGCTCACAAGGACGTCTGCGTTCACCTAGAGCGCCACAAAGGTAGTTTCAATGGTAAAACGCCTGAGCAGATTGCCATTGACCATTTCGGTGACCCAGACAGGACCGTAGAGTTTTTGGAGGCGTCGGCAAAGAAGGCGCTGGCCAGGGGTAACGTAGACCGTTTTGAGTCGTTGATGGCGGAAGCGGTGGAGAAAAAGGACGTTGACAAGGATGAGCTTAACCGCAAGATTGTGACTTATATGTCCGCAAGCGTAGACGCAGCAACGTGGATGGGATGGTTCTACCCGTACTCAAAGCGACACAAACTGGAGGTGGACTGAGATGTTAGTGATGGTGTTCTGGGAGGACGCGCTTCAGGAGCTGGGCGCATGACACCCTACTATGAAGACGATTTCGTGACGATCTACCACGGGGACTGTCGGGATGTACTGCCGATCGTGTCGCCCGTGGACTTAATCGTTACGGACCCGCCCTATGGTGTTGGTTACGACTATGGAGACGGGACGGACGATTCGCCGGAGCGCCATTGGCCGTGGATGCTAGATACGCTGGAGATTATGCGGGCGGCGTCACCGCAAGTCGTGTTCACCCATCGGCAGGAAGCGCTATTTCGGTTGCCGAGGCCAGACAAGGTGTGCGTGTGGCACAAGCCTTTTGCTCTCGGCTACGCTATCCGTGGCTGGATGGCGCATTGGGAGCCGATCTTCGTGTACGGCGCTGATGTGACACTACGGAATAACGCCGGAAAGAAGGCCGCAAGCAATGACGCCTTTTCGTTCTCCACCATACCAAACAGGCACGGACACCCGGCAGAGAAACCGCTTGAGTTCATGCAAGCGTTGATTGGCGTATTTTCCGGCAACGTATGTGACCCGTTCATGGGGTCTGGCACCACCCTCGTTGCCGCCAAGAACCTGGGCCGCAAGGCCATTGGCATCGAGATCGAGGAGCGGTACTGCGAGATCGCGGCGAAGCGGTGCTCGCAGGAGGTGTTGCGGCTCTAATGGACGCCTCCTTCCTAGCGGATGTCCGGAAGATCCTAGAGACGCTCAAGCGGCCGCCCATTTTGTCCGTATCGGAATGGGCCGACACCCACCGCCAGCTCTCCCGAGAGGCGTCTGCCGAGCCGGGGCGCTGGCAGACGGAGCGAACCCCGTACCTCCGTGAGCCGATGGACTGCCTGACGGATCGGCGGGTGGAGACCGTGACGCTCATGTACCCGTACTCAAAGCGACACAAACTGGAGGTGGACTGAGATGTTAGTGATGGTGTTCTGGGAGGATGCGTCCTTCAGTCTAGACGATGAAAGTCCGCCAGTTTATAACGCTTGCACGGTAGGGTTTCTCTTGGAGTCCACCAACGATTATATCACGGTGGCCGGCGAGGAGCTTGTGTCGGAGGACCACCAATTCAACCGATCCGTGACAACCATCCCGAAGCGCAGCGTGGTCAGGATCTGTGAACTCAAATACCCGTCAATAAATGCCTAGATACGACCTCATTTGTCCCAATTGCAAGACCGTGGAAAAAGACGTTTTTGAACCCATGGACTTTGAAGGTGATCGGCCATGCGATTGCGGGGAGCAAAAGAAGCGCATGATGTCGCTAACACAACCACCGCAGGGAGGAGACACTCCTCGCCACTCAGAAAGGGTATGGTGATGCCGACGATAACCAAGGCGTGGATTGTATTTTCCGCAGCCGTGCTGGTAAATGCATTTCTTGCCAGCCATATCCTGACGTTCCTACTTGTGTCCGCCTTCGTGGTACTTGAGGGTAGTGCGGTAATGTCAAAAAAGTGGGGCAACACTTACAGCGAACACGTTTGGATGATCCCAGCCACGGCAATTAGATGGACCGTTGGCGTGTGGCTGGCGCTACAGGTAATGCTACAGATCAACTGGGTTGTCGGTCTACTGGTGATGGCGTGGCTTCCAGTACACTTTGTTTCAAAAAAATCCTGGCATTAAAACATGAGTATTCTGGTTTGTACCCTCTGTCGAAACGAAATGGGCAGATACCTGCAACAAGTCGTTCCAATTTGGCAAGAATTTGCGGACGATATTCTTGTTGTGGATGACCGTTCGACGGACGGCTCACGGGAATACATGATTGAGGAAAAGTGTCGGGTGTACGACAACCTCTCAGAGCCGATGATGGGCGCGGAACACGACATTCGCCAGTATCTCTGGGACATCGCAACGCAATCCAAGCACGATATTTTGCTATGGCTAGATGCCGATATGTACCCAGCCTGTAACCCCAAGGATGCGTTTAGGGAAGACGCAAATTCTTTCGCATTTAAGTACTACGATCTCTGGGGCGAGTGGGAGTACCGGGACGATGTATGGTGGGACGCACACACAAGGCCCCGTGTATGGGCTATACGCAACCCAGGCCCCAACAGCCACAAGCTTCCAAGGGCAGCATGGCACTCAGGGCACATCCCCGACAGCGCAAAGATCCAGCCGCTTCAGGTGATGGATGACCGCTATTCTCTGTTGCATCTAGCTTACGCCACTCCAGAAGGGCGCAAGCGGCAGTTTGCAAAGTACGCCCTGCTGTATCAAGATAGTGCGTTGTCGCCAGCAGCCTGGGGTCACGCTTTAACGATCATGGACAAAGCAGCAAACACAGCGATGCTGCCATTTGCCCCGGAGTACCATGTCGATCCTAATTCGTAATTGGCAGCTAGTGGGGTGGTTGCTTGCCATAAGTGGGGGGCTACTATACATTCACCAGCGGGACGCACGGCTACGAGCCGAAGGGGAGGCCAGGGTGTACGCCCAGAAAGCAGACTCGTTGACATCTGTTGCAGATTCCTTCAAAACGGCAGCAAGGAAGGCGGACGAAAGAGCCGATTCTGTTGCCGCAGCAGCCGATCTCGTTGTGATGCAAGCCGAAGAAGTAGTGGCCGAAATCGAAGCACGGGAAAATGCGGTGATGGAAGCTACGGACGCCACCGTAGACCTCTTGGCACACACCCTACCAGAGGGCTACGAATCTATCGTAGACTCTTTGCGAATAGACATTGAGATGGAGCGGCTACTTAACAATCAAATGTTGGAGCAGTTTTTACGGGTAATAGAAAGTAAGGATAATATCATTACCGCACAGTCCACTCAGATCTTAGCCAAGGAGCAGCAGATTTCTGCACTTGAACAAGCACTAGCGGCAAGGGTGTCAGCATCCACCGCCATGGAGAGATCGCAGACAGGGTTCTTGGAAAAAACTTTGTACGCCGTAGTAGGGGTAACAATTGGCTACACAATTTCACAACTTGGTGGGTTTTGAAATGAAACTTAGCACCCTGCAAATAGAGTGGGTTGACTGGGCCATGCAGCAATACGAAGGATCAACCGGCGGATGGGACAATGATGACGAGCTTGTTAACACGTTTATGCATTGCATCTGTGTTGTCATCGCAGCGGGGAAAAACCTAAAGAACAATGTAGATATTAAAAGTGCCACAAATGTGCTTGAATCATTCAAGAACCGTGAAAAAGAAATGGAAAACATGATGGATCAGGTTCTTCGGCACAAAATGAATGAATCTTACGAGGCGATTTTGGAACACAACGATGGATTTGAGGAAATCAAAGACTCAATAAACCCGTTGGGGTTCGACACTAAAGTGTTGGGGGCGTGATGGCAAACGTTTGGCATTTACACCGGGACACGTTTTTGGATGACGGGGTACTGGGTAAGCTTGAGGGTGGCGGGGGTCTAGTCTTTGAGACTATCGAAAACCCTGCCACCCTCATTGTTCCCGGCGAGTACCGCTGCGTCCGTGATTGGTACCATCGTGGCGACTACGAGGCGTTTGAGATCCTTGTGGAAGGCCGGAATAGGCTTCTTATTCACGCAGCTAACCGCGCCAGAGAACTAGAGGGGTGTATCGCCCCTGGCCATGAACGTAGCAAAATTAGCGGCGAAACCGCCGTGATCCATTCTAAAGCTGCGTTTGGCAAATTCATGAATGCTAATAATGACATTGACAAGTTTACGCTAGTTATTACACAAGCCAAGGAGGGGGAATGACATGGCTGCTACCGTCCTCTCCCTCTTTTCGGGCTACGGTGGGCTTGAACTCGGGCTCCACGCCGCCCTCGGAGATGCCCGAACTGTGGGCTACGTCGAGCGCGAAGCCTACGCCGCGGCCATCCTCTTGGCCCGGATGGAGGACGAGGCCTTGGAGCCAACTCCTGTTTGGTGCGGCGATGTCCACGAGTTGGACCCCACCCCATTTCTCGGAGTGGATTGGGTCACCGGAGGCTTCCCATGCCAGCCGTTCAGCGTCGCAGGAAAGCGAGAGGGCCAAGAAGACGAGCGATGGCTGTGGGAGTCGGGTATCGTCCCACTCCTTCGGGCGATTCGACCGCAATGGTGTCTATTTGAGAACGTCCCTGGACTTGTTCGGCTTGGACTCGGACCCGTCCTCCGAGACTTGGCCGTCCTCGGGTACGATGTCGAGTGGGATCTGTTCAAGGCGAGCGACGTGGGAGCCTCCCACCGCAGGGAGCGCATCTTCATCCTCGGAAGGCTGGCCGACGCCGGATGCGAACTGCTGGCAGGGCGGGTTCGTGGGGGAGAGAGTGGACAAGAACGGGAGGGTGCGGCCACCAGGGAGAGACGGGCAGTTGCACAATGCGATCACACTCAACTGGCCGACGCCGG